CTTCTTTGTTATCCTCTGATGTCCAACTTTGTTTCAAACCAATTCCTCTCTGATTCTAAAAGTTTCCCTAAAAGATTTTCTCTTTCTTTCTTTTCTGAATTAAGCATCTTTTTGTATGTATCTACAACAATCTTTAATTGTCCTATTTCATTTACAAGCATTTCAAGATATTTGAGCTTGATTGATAACCTGTCTTCAGAACCAAGTTCAAGTTTCCATTCTTTAACAGCCTCTATCACTTCCTGCACTGTTGGTTCTCTCATAGCAAATCCTTTTCCTGTGGAGATATAAAGATTTTAATTTTGTTTACATCTTCTTTCTTACAACTAAAAATAAGTTTGTAATTGAAATCTGGAAACTCTCCACTGAATACAAAGATGTTTTCATCTGTCAGAACCAAGTCAACAACCAAACCTCTTTTGCTACTAAATATATACGATTTACCGTTATTCTTTTCAATAAAAGCTCTATTTACTTTCATTTGTTGCTCTCCCTTCCATAATAAGTCAACATTACGTGTTTCTTCGTTGTCTCCAATACTGGTTCTTCAAAGTATTCGTTTATCCTTGAAACACAAGACAAACATATATGTTCAACAGGTTTAGACAGATTCCAGCCTTTTAATAATCCGTCTTTTATCTGTTCATCAACATATTCTCTGATTTCTACGTCATACTCGATCATTCCACATAAATCACATTTAAGAACACAAGACATTTTTATTCCTTTGTTTTAATATTAAATGGAAATCTCTCTGTCAGTTTGTAAAACTCAATCAATCCTTTTTCATCAGGATAGATGGCTTCTATTATTTTGATGCTTCGGCTTATTGTACAAGGCGATATTTTGAAATTGTGAATATTTACAAGGTCTTTAAAAATGTTCTCTATCTTTTTGGGATTAATACCTAAATCAAACTCGTTGGTTCTCTTAAATTTTTGATAGAAATAAACGCCTATTAATCCCATTAGAATAGGCTGACAGTCTTGAGATATTTCATCAGGTATGCTTTCAATTCTTTTAAACATGAAATTTGAAACTTTTTCATTTGCATATGAAGGTCTCAATCTTTTAAGTTTTTCATATAAATTTAGAACCAACATGTCATCATGATCTTCAACCTCAAGCATACCAACATTAAGTTCTTTTGTTTCAGGGTCTATTAGTTCAAGCTGGTTCAATCCTTCCATAAGGAAAGATAATGCAAACAGCAGTAAAGCTCTTTCTTTTAATTGTTTTTTAGTCATTTTCTTTCTCTCCATTCATTATTTGGATCTTTCTCAAGGTAAATAACTTTAGCATTTATTGCTTCAGGGTGGTTCTCAAGGTAGTCTGCTACTAGTTTTGCATAACCAGCAAGATCTACCCAGTTCTCTATGTATTTAGAACCACCGTTAATTATTCTTGCCAGTTTATGAGCTATCATATCAAAGCCTTCATCAATTACTGGTTCAGATTCATGAGCATTTTCAATATAGTAAAGGTTTTTTATTTTTTGACTTATTTCTGCAATATCTTTAAAATCTCCATAAATCTTTTTTCTTTCTTCTAGAACTTTCATCATAAATCCTTTATAATATCTAATATTTTATCAGCAAGTTTCTCTGAAAACTCTTTACTAATTTCCCATTTCATTTGTTTTCTACAACAATCTTCACAAGGTGAGCTATTAAATTCTTCTTGTGTATAATCATAATTATCATCACTAAATCTACAATTATTACAATAGATATAATCTAATTCTTCAAACAGAATATTGCTTATTTTTTCTTTCATCATAAATCCTTTATAGCTTTCATTTTGTTTAGTTCTTGTTTGTAATCAAGTTCTTGTTCAATGCAGTTCTTAACAAACATGTATAGTTGACTAAAAACAGAACCACCACCTATGTAAAAATGAGTAGCTTTTCCTTTTAGCCATTTAACAAGAGTTCTTTTTCCTTCATAGATGTACCTGAACTCTTGGTTCTCATGAATCAGAACAACATCGCCATTATCATTAATAACAATCTGAAAAGAATCAGGATTAGATTCTTTCAGTTGTTTAAGAGCTTCTCTTTTTATTTCATTTTTAAACATATTTATCCTTTTATTTTTGTTTACACAAATTCCCAAACATATCCTTTATGTGTTTTTCTTTTTTTATTTGCTACAGCGTTTATATGTGAGGCACAAAAACCTCCTTCTCTTTGAGCGTCCATTGCACAATCCCATATTTTTATTATTTTCCCATCTTTTGTTTTCTGTGCTACTTTTTTACTTCTACTATGTTCTTTTTCATATAGTTTTTTTGATAATCCATTATCATATGCGTGTTGGTTGTTTTCACTATATGTAACCCATTCTAAGTTATCTAATGAATTGTTTAATTTATTACCATCTTTATGGTTTACACAACATTTACTTTCAGGATTAGGTATGAATGCTTCTGCTAATAATCTATGTAACAAAAATTGTTTATATTTTTTATTTCCCGTTCTAAGATTAACTGTCTTATATCCGTGTTTTCCTATATTTGGTTTAAGCCATTTTCCATTATGTCCACCTCCTCTATTTCCATTACGATGTGGTTTAGAGTAAATTTTTCCATCTTCATATAGTTCATATCTACCGAATAATAAAACTTTTTTCATTTTATGTCCTTTACATTTTTGTGTAGGGACATTACACCACAATTTTGTTTAATCTTTATTAAAACAGCGTAAATAATTAGCCCTATACCATTTAGCTCTTGCTTCTGGAGATTTGTCTTTTACAAACTTATTGTTTATTATAGTGCCGACTCTACTATTCACCTCTTTAGATACCTCATTAAGCACACATTTTGGCTCATATCCAAGTTTCATTATAGAACCAACAGCAAAAACTATAATGTCTGCAAAAGCATCAACAAGTTTTTCTTCTTCAACCGGTTCATGATTTCTAAAGTGCTGAAATATTGTCTTTGCTTTTTCTCTTGCATATAGGCTTTCATATCCAAACATCTCAACAAGTTCTTCAAGTATATGTAATACTTCTGTTTCAAAGATAAAAGGTTGTTTGTCTAACAATCTGTCTTTTTGAAACTTAATAATTCCATCAATACTATCTTTAATGTTAGAGCTTTCTTTTAAGTTGTTTTGATAGTTTTTCATTTTTTTTCTCCTTTTATTATATTTCTTTTGTTAAGATAATTTCTCCTGTGTTTCTTCTAAAGAAGAATATTTTTCCAGACACAAGATGATCATTGTAAATAAATGAACATTTGTTGTTTTTTTCATCATAAATAAGGTTTTTTATTTCATTAAGTTTAAAAGCCTCTCTTATCGGTCTTTCTTTTTTGTTTTTATCCATTCTTTTAACCTTTTTGAATGTTCTATTTTTTTATTCAGCAATCTATGTATTTGACCTATCAACTCCCAGTTTGTTGGTTCTATTTCATAAGTGTATCTATGAAGATTCTTCTTTAAAAGTTCAATATCCCTTTGTGTTTTCAGAACCAACCCCTCTGGTTCTGTATCATGGTATTTGCAGTATTCGTCTAAATCCACTCCATAAAGTTCCTCATAAGTCATTTTGTTGCCTTTAAATACCAATTTTTCCACTCTCTAAAATCTTCTTCAACCTTCTTTCTGTTTTCTATTGACATATTGAATTCAACAGCTATATCGCTCCATTGCTTAGATGTTGGTTTTTCTGTGATAATTTTGAACATGTTAGCTTTTTGGATTACGAATATATCATTACCGTTTGTGTCTATTCCAAATATCGTTTTAACTTTCATATTTTACCCCTTTACATTCAAAATCTACTATTTTATATTCATCGCCGTTATTAAAAGCAATTAAATCATCATATTCTTTAAAAACTCCAACATTTTTGTACTCATCTTTTAAGACTTCAAAATATTCTTTTGCTTTGGCTCTTGAAGTAAAACATTTTTCAAAAATTAAACCGTCATGTTTTATGTTCCCAATGATTACAAATAATCTCATTTTTATCTCCCTTTAATAATTTCATCAATCTCAAAAGGTTTGCTTGTTTCATAAACATACAACACAGAACCACCAGATGCTCCAAAAGATAGAAGATAGACCTGCTCTTGTTGGTTCTCTAATGTTTCATACCAAACGTTTCTAATTGAGCTAAAGATTAACTTGGCTCTTTCTTTTGTTTCAATTGCTCTCACAATCATTCTTTATCCTTTCATAGTTGGTTCTGATTTTTTCATTAGTTAGAACCAACTCTTTATAATCATTTGGTAAAGAATTTAATAATTCAAAAGCTATGTTCCTAATTGTATAATGTGCTGATTTATTTAGTCTTAAATTAAAGAAATGAACTAAACTTCTAAAATTGAAAGTTAATTGCATTTTATAAATGAAATTTTGTGGTAACAACATAGCTAATTCATCCATATCTTTTTTGGATATTTTTCCTTTTTCATCTCTGAATGAATCAATAAACTCTAACAGTTCTTTTTGTTGCTTTTTTGCAAACTCCTCTTTTTTTGGATCTGGTATTTTTTCAAACTTAATATCAATTAAATCTAAAGCATATCGGCTTGATGTTACAGTTTGAGATACTGCTATTCTGTGTCTTGATTCTTCTAATAATGCTTTTGTGGTCATTTCTACATGGAATATGATTAAAGAATGCTCAAGTACTGAAGAATGGTTTTGATGAAAACCTATTCTTCTAATCAAATCATAATCTTTAGAACCAATTGTTGGTTCAGCGTTTCTGTCAATAGTCATTTTTGTTCCACAATTTGGACAGTATAATTCTTTGTTAATATTGTCAATTATTTGTTCATAACATTCTTCACAAATAAAAGTAGTTTTACTGTCACTTAAATGATGGTTGCTATGACTATAACGAATTCCATTTGCTATTAACCATAGTGGGGTAATATAAATTAATTTTACTGACATGTTGTTTCCTTTCAAAATTTAATTTTATCTCTTCGTTGGTTCTGTTTGTAATAAGGACAAACATCTTTGTAAGAGCAATAAATT